GATGCTGTGATTGTAATACCACGTGTCCAACGACCGTGTTCGACTAGCACCCAGTCACCTTCTGCATAAGGATCATCATTGTGCGGACCTTTGCGATACACACGTCCCCAGCGAGGATATACACCTCTAGTAGTGCCGTCGTCGTCTCTTAATATAATGCCGCCTTTTGTAGTCTGTTCACCAAAGTACATGTCTGTTACAAGCACTCTGTTGCCTACAGCGCGAAGGTCGCCTTCAACTGCTGAAAAATTCTGGCTCATTCATCCTCCTTCTTAACAAAATTGCCATCTTCATCTTCGACCCAGCCGCCTGTTGGCTCTGGATCTTGCCAGTCGTCTACTAGATCTTTTTTCTGATTATTCTTAGACACCGGAACTTCATCCGGTACAGGTTTGTTGTTATAATACTCGTTTACCATATCTTCGCGCTTTTTTGCGATCTTTCCACCTGGCCCTAACTGGTCTCCCCTCGCATTTACTTTTGCATTCCCTACTGCAGGAGTAAGTTCGTTTCTTTGTCTTAGCATGTCCATATCGACTTGCTTACCTTGCATTGTCTTATAAATTTTTCTTCCAGCCATTTTTAGCCTCCTATAATAGTAGTACTTATCTCAAGAACTCTCGCCAGTCCAGTTGATATTGGATTGAGTTTATTCTATGTACGCCTATCAGATAAAGCACGTAACTTGCCACTGAAGATCCTCTTCCAACTCCCCATACTAACTCATTCTCACGCATAAAATCTACAAGGTATATCATATAGCGCAACAGATTAAACAAGTTGTGCTCATAGTATGCTTCTAATTCTTCGTTTATTCGTTCGATTTGAGGCAAATCTCGATTGGTCCAAACTTCACTAGGATCTATTTCTAGTTCTTCTGCTACTCGATAGATCAAATATTCTGAAAGATCGATTTTAGTATATTTTTCCGGCATCAGCCATTCTGACTGACATACTGAATCAAATTCTGTTTTGTCTGTGTCTATTGCAATATATTTCTGTAATTCGGGCAAGCCGTTTTCTTGTGCTGCGTGATTAAACTTGTCTATATCTTCAGACTCGTCGCAGAGAACCACATGAATCTTGTCGATGTTACCAGAGTAAATCATATCGACAAGATCTCGATTAGAGAATCTTGGAATACCGAGATCGTCAGTTTTCATAAGCATTATGTATTTTAATTGATATTGATTAGATTGTCAAGATCAGAATCATTGTCGTTGTCTTTGAAATCTTGAGACTTTTTAGCAAGTCTCAAGGTATATTCTTGCCTAAACATGTCTATCATTACAGCAATCTGATGTTGTAAATCATGATTACTTGTTTGATTGTAGCGTCGAGTTAAACCACTTATTTTTTGGTTTATCTCGTCGTCAGACAAAGTAGAAAAATCATCTGCTAAGGGATTAAACATTATATGCCAAAGTCTGCCAGTTATCGGCGCCGCCGCCTACATAAACCTGTAACGCGCCGTTAGGAGAAACATCAGTATTAAAAACCAATTGTCCTACAAAAGGAACCCCGGAGCTTCCTCCTAAATTGTCTCTTTCTACGGTGTCGACAACAGGTATAATTAACTCATCTGGTTTTTGTGTTCCGATTATTTCACTGTTTGCATAATTTATTAATGTGTCTCCATTTTCTCCAACAACATCACTCTTTAAAGTATCAAAGCTACCTATTTTACGTTTGATACCTACATCTATATCTCCGTTTTCTCCCCTTCCTAAAAGACTAACGTCGACTTGGGGATCATTCTTCTTGCCATATAAGTAGAGAGGAGTAGGAGTATCTTCTGTGATTTTAATTTGGATATAGGCACCGCCGTCCCCTGCACTACCTATTATTTCGACGTTGTCAGTGTATTCTGTAATACTGTTAGGAACATCTGTGTCTGCAGTTGTACTAAATCTTAAAGGACCAAACTGATTTGAAGAATCAGAAACGTCGAATTTGTATATTGTTCCAACCTGCCAAAAGAAGTCAAGACTTCCAAGGAATTGACCGTCAAATCTGAATTCTTGTTGCCCATCATTGTCGGCAATAGTTACTGTAATTTCTTCTATTTTACCAAAATCTTTATTTTCCCAATTACCTGTATCATTGTTGTATCGCAGGATTTGTTTATCTAACGCACTGTCTGTTTCAACATTTTGAAATTTCAAAGACTCATTTTGCCACTCTTGATCGAAACTGTTGAACTTTATGATTTCACCGTCGTCTAAGTTAGTAAGATTAACATTTGATAAATTGTCATTTACATTTTCCCAATTTCCGCTTTGATCATTATATCGAAGTATTTGATCGTTTGACGGATTTTCTATGTCAACATTCGGAAAAGGATCATCAACATTTTTCCATGTGTTTGAACTACTCTCGTATTTCAAAATTTGATCATTTGCAATGTTATCAATTTCGATATTTGCAAGAGGATCGTCCTCGTTTTGCCAACTACCGCTGGTAATATCAAACCTCAAAATTTGATTATCTGCAATGTTATCAATTTCGACATTTGAAAGAGGATCATCTACATTTTCCCACTGAGATTGGGAATTATTGTATTTTAAAATTTGGGCATTTGCGAGCGTTGTACTATCTATTTCTATATCGTTTAGAGAATTTAAATCAGCAGGCAATTGAAGTTCCGGAAAATTAATAATGCCGTTTACTGTCAAGTCGCCGTTTATAATTGCATCGTTTTCAACTGAAATATCTCGAACAGACAAAGGGTTATTCGCAATAGTAGAATCAAAACCTGTAGTGTATTTTCCAAGATATGTAGCATAGATATTTTCACCGTTGTCATAACTAGAAAATTGCACAACAAGCGGTTGTTCATTATCTGTTATAGTAAAACTTTCAGGCCACGTAGCATCTACTCTAATTGTTTGTCCTGATAGTTCGTCAAATGATAAAATGTTTGTAGACTGAGAATTTTTGATTATCTGCAGTTTTAAAACGGCAAATCTATCTGCTTCGGGCCATCCTGTTAAAGTTATCGAGACGTCTGAATCAATTACCATTGTCTGATAACTGCCGTTTCTATAATCAACTGTTTGATCATTAGATACATTGCCGAAATCATAAACCGTTTTGCTGTAATTACGCAAGCTTAGGTCTGAAAGAACATTTAAATTAAAGTCAATTGATTCGTCTGTACGCGCTACATTTAGTTCTAGATCTTGTATTTCATTTTTTGCAGTATCTAGATTATTCTTTATTTCCGAAAAATTATTTCTAAACCCTATTGAATCATTGTCTTGACCTGGCCTAGGATAATCTTTGTCAATACCGTTTGTGTTTATATCTGACATTTAAGTTTCCACCTGTTATATGTTAAATTCGTAATTTGCAAAAAGCACATATTGTTCTTGTCTATTGTTCTCAGTTGATAGAATTACGAATCTATCTACATCCATTTCGAACTCTCGTATATCAAACTCGCTGAGTCGTATCGCTCTTTCAATTGTTTTTGATGTTCCTGGTTTGCAAAAACAGAGAGGATATGCGAGTGTGTAACCTAAGGCATTTGCTCCGGACTGTGCAGTTCTCATCCATAAGGGTAAAAATTCACTTTCTGTTTTTCCTAGAGATCTTATGCTTTCTCTTAGAGATCCTATATTTGTTATATATTTAAAAATTCGATTAGGATCACTAATGTTGACAAGAGTCGAATCAACGGATATTGTGTTTGTGTTGTCAGGTCTGAATGTGATATTCGTGCTATTTGCTCGATTAATAAAAACGTCTACATCTTGCGTTCTACCTATAAGAGAAGATTTCAAAATATCCACATTTATTCTGTTGTCTCGCCCTATCACAGGTACTTGTGAACCAAAATACGTTTCAATAGATCCGTCACGTGTTTCTACCGTGAGATTGTTAAGGTCTTCATTAGGAAGAAGGTTGTACTGTTTATTATAATCTGAAATATCTGCTGTAATTGTTTTTTCTGTCTTTATACGTTTGTCTTTTTCTAAAGACCCTTCATTAAATTCATCTATTAGATCAAGATATACTACTTCATATAGTATTTCTTTGGTTCCTGGCACTTGTGCGACTGCTGTTTTTACATCGTTTATCTTCAGCGTTTTTCTTTTGGCATATTTTGCAGCGACAGCAACATATTGTGATGCTTCTAATCTTTCTATCCCTGCGTAAACTAGAATTTTATTGTCTCGTCTTAAACCAAAATTTTCATCAAACGGCCTGTATATAGAACTAGGGTCAAATATTGCAGGATTACTCACAAAATCGTTGAACCTTTGTTTTACAGAAGGTGAAAAGAAAACCTTATAGTGAATATTTGTATAATCAGTTTCTTCTTTTTTAACAGTTAGACTAAATTTTCTTGTAATAGCACTGAATTGAAATTGATCCTGTGCCCTAACAGAAAATTGATATGTTTTGTCTGATTCTACTCCGTCATTATTAATTCTTCCTGATATTGCACCATTGAAATTTAACCTCAAACCTGGAGGTAATTCTCCGTCTACAATAGTGTACAAAAGAAATGCATCAGGCACATTAGTTCTTGCCTCTACATTCTTAGTAGAAACATAGTTACTGCTCACAGTACCTAGATTCTGATCAGTTAACCATGTAATAGTGCTGTCAACTTCTCCTATAACACGAACTGTAAATGTTTTTTCGTTTGCAGCAACTTCGGTTGTGTTTACGGTTTGTCTAATAGCATTTACTGTAAATGTATATGATTCAGTAACTGCTTTTTGATAGGGTATTCTACCAAAAACTTCGCCTGTGTTTTCGTCAAGTTCTAATCCTAAAGGCAGTTCGCTTTCTGTTTCGGGTGTCACAGTTTCATAATCATCAGGGTCTGCATACACAGTTTCTGTTTCTAGATCAACCGGCGGCTTGCCTGAAATTTCAAATCTTCCTTGAATTTCCTTGTCCGAGTCTTTTACGCGATAGATTCCTGGATTAGTGTCTTGCAATCTGTATACCACAATTCCTTGCAGCGTATTAGGATCTATCACGTCAAGGAATATAGTAGTAAAATTATTTGCTCGTTTAAATCCCAATGCAGCAGGAGTTAACCAAATTGGAGTCCTTACGTAGGTGTTGTCTGCAGTAAATACGCCTGTGCCTACCTGCAAGATAGTGTTATCTGCTCTAAAGAAATCGTCTCCTACTACAAATATTCTAAATCGTCTTTTGCTTGTTGTATTGCCATCCGAAACCGTAACTGAGAATTCATAATACCTGTTCAGTTTTCTTGGAGTCCGTACAGGAGAAGAAAAATCAAAAACTCTCGTATCATAGAAATAACTATCAAATCCTGCACTGTTGAGAATGGAAAAATCGTAAGGATATTTGTCGTAGCTTGACTCGTCATAATAACCTTTTGCAGCATCCTTTTCTAAGGCAAGAATAGGGTCAACAACTCCCTGTAGTTTGCCGTCTTCTGTGAGTCTTATTCCCGGAGGGAGTTCACCGTCTCCGCTTGCAATAAAATACCGCAGTTTCTGACCAGCCATCTCGTCTGGATCGATCGCTACAAGTTGATAATCTACAAAAGCACTATCTAGTATATAATAGGTTTCATTTTTTCCTACAGGTAGGAGATCTTCAGGAGTTTGCCAAACTGGTGTATCTGCTCCTTGTACTGTGATTGTAAAAGTCCTATCATACGGTACACCATCTAGAAATGATCGTAAAACAAATCTATAATCTGTAAGCCTTACTACCTCATCTGGAACTCCCGCAATCGCATTTTCTGTCAACTGCATACCTTTAGGAATTTGGCCGCTTATCAGTTGAGGATCTGACCCTGCACTTTTTGGTAATTGCACTGTATTCTCAACACCTTCTGAAATAGTTGCTAATCTAGTTCCGGAAGCTTCGGTCCAAACTGACATGGTTACCAAGTTCCTAATTCAATTTCGAAATCAGTTTCTGAATCGAATGTACCTAAATCTACTTCTGTAAAGTATATTATGTAATCAAGGATATTAGTGAAAACAGGTAAAAATTTGCCGAAGTCAAATGTATTCTCAAAAAGGTATTCGTTGATATCTCTTACATCGACTCCATGAACTAATCCTGTTAAATCTCCGTAGAAATTATTTGCGGTTACAGAATTTGCTCTAGTGATGTTATTGAAATCAACATCAAGATTTTCAGACAATTTTGGAGCGGAATCAGCAGCAAGAACTCCGTTTGTTGATCTTACTCTTATTGTGTTAGAAGGGTTAGCAAGTTTTTCCACCACAATACCTGATCCGCCTTCAAAAGACACAGTGCTGGATGTTGTATCATTAATTACAACACTGCCTGAATCTGTAAGGAACATCAAACTGGATATTCCTACATCTGCGTCAATGGTTATCGATGTGGAGTTGGCATTTAGACTTACTCCAGAGCCTGCTTGTAGACTCTTAAAGTTTAAAATGTTCTCTGTTTTGTTTGCAAAAACGCCCTCTGCTGTAACCGAAGTTCCGAGATTGTTGCCTTCGACTTCTAGCGATTTTTTTGCACTATCTAATTCTACAAAGTTGTTGTTTACTTTGATAAACGCTTCTCTAAGGTCATCACCCGTGCCATCGTTAGGTAAGTTACCTACATTTATTGTGTTTATTGCCATTCTATGCCCCGTTTAGTATATTTACCAACTTGATTCTGCCCAAGGTGTTCTGCGCCAAATATCTGTTACACCGTCATATTCTGCAACACAGTAATAAATGTAATTGCTGTCAATGGCAATTGCGCCTATCGGCGTACCGGGATCCCCTATAGAGGTTGCTGGCACTCCTTCTCCCGTGTAAAGTATCATGCTACCGGCTTGAGTAAATCCAATAAAACTGTCTGCAAATGTTCCTATTTTGCCTATGTCAGTACCAAATTGTTCGATTTCTTCGAATTGGATAAACCTTCCTAAGTCCATCCTAGCATTACTGTCAACATACAACGAGTCTAGCACACCCACAAATTCTGCAGCAATGTCTAAAACTTCTAAACCTTCGGCGCTGGAATCTACTCCTGGATTAGTTAATTTTAATTTGCCATTGTTTATTCCTAAAGCATAATCGCCCAGTATCAGTGTATTATCGGAGAGATACAAACTTCTAAAAGGCTTTTCTGGACTACCTAAGTCGACAGTATTAGCTTCTTTAGGGATAACATCATCGTCTACTGTGTCTTTAAGATTAATCAATGAATTAACACCGTCGACTAAAAGCGTGCTATCGTCACTAAACACCGAACCTTTGAAGTCACCTTCTATTTCACCGATGTCTGCACTAGTGATATATCCTGCATCATTGTTAAAGAAACTTACATTA